AGAGGGCCAATCGGCAGATCCTGCCGTATTCGACCATGCCTATGAGTGGTACACCTCCGGTCCTCGTCAGCGTCTACAGCCCGGTGGGGCCATTGTCATCATCTGTACCCGTTGGTCGAAGCGAGATCTCGTGGGACAGGTGTTAAAGGCCTCCGCACAGAGGGGTGGAGATGAATGGGAGGTCATTGAGTTCCCGGCCATCATGCCCTCAGGCAAACCCCTCTGGCCGGAGTTCTGGCCTTTGGAGGAACTGGAAGCCATTCGGGAAGAAATCCCCGTTCATAAGTGGATGGCCCAGTACCAGCAGAATCCCACCTCCGAAGAAGGCGCACTGGTTAAACGCGAATCATGGAAAGTCTGGGAAGAAGACAAACCGCCACAGTGTCAGTTTTTGATCCAGTCATGGGACACCGCTTTTCTTAAATCCGAACGCTCGGACTACTCCGCCTGCACCACTTGGGGTGTTTTCTATCACCCAGATGGATCGGGAGTCATGCAACCCAACCTGATTCTCATGGATGCCCACCGGGAGAAGATGGAGTTCCCCACCCTCAAGAAACGGGCGTATGAACTCTTCACCTACTGGAAACCCGATACCCTAATTGTGGAGGCTAAAGCGGCGGGAACTCCCCTCATTTTCGAACTTCGGGCGATGGGTATCCCCGTCTCGGAATTCACCCCCTCTCGGGGGAACGACAAAATCGCCCGTGTAAACGCCATCAGCGATCTCTTTGCGAGTGGAAAGGTCTGGCGACCCAACACCCGATTCGCTGAAGAAGTCATGGAAGAATTTGCGTCTTTTCCTGCTGGAGAGCATGATGACTATGTAGACTCGTGTACACAGGCATTGCTCCGTTATCGAAGGGGAGGATTCATCTCTCTCCAGTCCGATTACAAGGACGAGCCTGTCTATAAGCGCAAAGCGTCTTACTACTGAGGATTTAAACGATGAAAGGCAAAACGGCCAAGACGGAGATGATGGAAGCGCCGAAGTCCCGCAAGATGCCCAAAGACAAAATGTCCAAGGGTATGCCTGTTATGGTGGGCGGTGCCAAGCGATCCAAGAAAATGTATGGCGGCGGCGAGACCATGGGAACGACTGGCGTTGCTCGTGGTATGGGCGCTGCCGTTAAAGGCGGTAAGTTCCGCGACCTGTAAGGGAGACCACCATGGCGGTTGATCGCGCTTTGATGCCCTCTTTGATGGGAGGGCAGTCTTTAGAAGTACCCATCCAAGATGCGAATGAATCCGTCGTGGTTGAACTGCCCGATGGTGGTGTAGAGATCAGTCTTTCCCCGGAACCCAATCCTGAGGCGAGTCATGGCGACAATCTCGCGGAGTTCATCGATAACTCCACCCTCGGGAGCATGGCCTCTGAACTCGTTACCCTCTTCGATGCGGATAAAGATTCTCGCAAAGAATGGGAAACAACTTACATCAAGGGATTAGATCTTCTCGGACTCAAGATCGAAGATCGAACACAGCCATGGGAAGGAGCCTGTGGCGTGTTTCACCCTATGCTCTCAGAAGCGATTGTGAGATTCCAAGCACAGTCCATCCAAGAGATTTTCCCAGCAAGAGGCCCGGTTCAAACCAAGATCTTGGGTAAAGTGGATCTGGAGAGAGTCCAACAGGCCCAGCGCGTACAGGAATATCTCAACTATCTTTTGACCGAACGCATGAGCGAATACCGCTCAGAGACAGAGAAGTTGTTGTTCTCTCTCGCACTCTCCGGTGCTGCATTTCGGAAAGTGTATTTCGATCCTTCACTCGGCAGACCCGCTTCAATCTTTGTTCCCGCAGAAGATTTCGTGGTGTCCTACGGCGCGACCGATCTCGTCACTTGCGAACGCGCCACCCATGTCATGAAGAAAACGTACAACGAAATCCGAAAACTTCAAGTTTCGGGTTTCTATCGTGACGTGAATCTTCCTCCGCCCTCTCCCGATATCACCGAAATTCAAAAGTCCTACGACAAGTTAAACGGTGAATCCAAAGGCATGGACTTGGATTCCCGTTACACGCTCCTTGAGATGGTCGTGGATTATGATCTGCCGGGCTTTGAAGACACCGATGAGATGGGCGAACCCACCGGGATCGCGCTCCCCTACGTCATCACCATCGACAAGTCTTCACGAACGATCCTCTCGGTTCGACGGAACTGGTACGAGGATGACCCGCTCAAAAAGCGCCGCCAGCATTTCGTCCAATATACCTATATTCCCGGACTCGGCTTTTACGGATTCGGATTGGTACATCTTGTGGGAGGACTCGCTAAGTCTTCCACTTCCATCCTCCGCCAATTGGTGGATGCAGGAACCCTCTCCAATCTTCCGGGCGGTCTCAAGACCCGTGGCCTGCGGATCAAAGGCGACGATACCCCGATCATGCCGGGCGAGTTCCGTGACGTGGACATTCCGTCCGGAGCCTTACGCGACAACATCACCTTCCTTCCCTACAAAGAACCCTCCGGTACGCTCTATCAGTTGCTGAACAACATCGTGGACGAAGGCCGCAGGTTTGCCTCTCAGGCAGACATGAAGGTCGCGGACATGAATGCCGAAGCCCCCGTGGGAACGACCCTCGCCATCATCGAGCGTTCGATGAAGGTGATGTCAGCCGTGCAGGCGCGTTTACACGCCTCCATGAAGAAGGAACTGAAACTGCTCTCGCAGGTGATTTTCGACTACGGCCCCACGGAATACCCCTACGACATTCCGGGCAAGGAACTCACCAAGGAAGACTTCGATGATCGCGTCGATGTGATTCCTGTCTCGGACCCGAACGCGGGAACGATGGCCCAGCGGATCATGAAGTATCAGGCGGCATTGCAGTTGGCGGCTCAGGCCCCGCAGTTGTATGACCTACCCATGCTTCATCGTCAGATGATCGAAGCATTGGGTATCGCAGATCCTCAAGAGGTTCTGCCCAATAAGAGCGAGATCCCGCCCACCGATCCTGTCACAGAGAACATGAACGCCCTTCAGATGAAACCCATCAAGGCGTTTCTCTATCAGGACCACGAGGCCCATATTCAGGTCCACATGTCTTTCATGCAGGACCCGCGTTTGCAGGGGATGCTCCAACAAGCCCCCCAAGCCGCGCAGGTATTGCAGGCCAATATTACCGCTCATATTGCAGAGCATTTAGGCTTCGCTTATCGACAGCAAATTGAAAAGCAATTGGGCGTGAAACTCCCTCCTCCGGGGGAACCCCTCCCAGAGGATATCGAGTACCGCATTTCCCAATTGGTGGCTCCGGCTGCGGCGCAGGTTACCGGAAAGGCCCAAGCAGAAATCCAAATGCAGGAAAACATGCGTCAAGCCCAAGATCCTGTCCTTCAGATGGAGATGCAGAAACTGCAACTTCGCGCACAGGAAATCCAGCAAAAGGCTCAGTCCGATATGGCGAGAGTCCAAGCGGATATGCAGAAAGCCCAGATGCGGATGCAGGCCGAGCAAGAACGGCTCAAGGCTCAGGAGCGTATCGAGGGTGCCAGATTGGGCGTCCAGATCGCCTCGACCAATGCCTCCAACGAACTCCAAAGCAAGGAGATTGCCTCTCGCGACAAGGTCGAAGGGGCGAAGTTAGGCGTCGAAATCGCCCGAGAAATGTTTGCCGCTCAGAAACAAGAGCAGGACATGAGGCAGCGCAATGCAGAACGCAAGCGATAATCTCGCAGAATTCCTGCGGAAATCCCTGCGTCAGCAGATGAACGACATGGCCGATCACATTGCCGGTGGCGGCTGTGCGGACTTCAATGAGTACAAGCGGTGTTGTGGCGTTATTGAAGGCTTGGCCCGCGCCGAACGAGAACTGCTTGACCTCACCAAACAAATTGACGATGATTAAACGGCTTAACAACTTCGCTGTGTAAACAGCGCAACCGCCCGCAAGGGCGCAACCACCGGAAGGTGCCATGGATAGAAGTTTAAACGTAGAAAAGGTCGAAAAGGCCGCAAGTCAGTTACCCAAGCCCACTGGGTACAAAATTCTCATTGCCCTCCCCAACCCGGAAGAGAAGACAGAAGGTGGAATCCTTAAAGCCTCTTCAACACTTGAGGCTGAAGAAATTGGGAGCATCGTTGGTTTCGTCCTCGCGATGGGACCGGATGCTTACAAGTCCCCTGATCGTTTCCCTTCTGGCCCTTACTGCAAAGAAGGGGACTGGATCATGATGCGTTCCTATTCGGGAACCCGCTTCAAGGTTCATGGGAAAGAATTCCGTCTGATCAACGATGACTCCGTCGAGGCCGTTGTCGAAGATCCGCGAGGAGTGGTGAAGGCATGAGTACCGAAATGACCAAGGAAGAGAAATTCTTCGGAGTTTCTGCCCCTTTGCAAATCCCTGACAAGGAAACCCAGTCTGTTTCGGAACCCGAAGTAGAACTGGAGATCGTTGATGATCTTCCCAAGCAGCCGGTTAAACAGGCTGAGAAGGAAGAGAACGACGAAGAACTGTCGGACTACAGTGAAAAAGTCCGCAAGAGAATCAACAAACTCAAGTACGAGCAGCACGAAGCCCAGCGGCAGAAGGAAGCCGCCGAGCAG